TAAATTGTAGCTCTACGTCTTATATTAGCTAACTGATTTTGACTATTAGTCATTTCATCTGTAACTACATATGCTCTAGTTGGTTCAGGTTCTATTCCACCACCTAATTGAAACGCACCTGACATCATTTGAGGAGCAGGAGTTTGAGCTTCCATACCACCACCACCACCACCACTACCACTACTATCAGCTTTACTTCCACTCATAATCTTTTGTATTTGTAATGCTGAAAAGGCACCTGCTAATCCTGCTTGAACAAATGGATAGGCAGGAAATACTGTTGTAATTGGAGACGCTGATGCAGTCGTAAAGGCATTTTGTACACCTTGAACCCCTGAAATTGTTGCTTGTGCTACTGCTGCTGCTTTAGCTACTTTAGAACCTTCTCCTGCTATTTCTCCAATCAAGCCTAAAGTCTGTCCTGCTATATTTACTTTAGCATCTTTTACTGCTCTTTCTAATGCTATTTTTTCATCAGCTACTTTTTTAGCTTGTGCTTCTTCTTCATCTGCTGCTGCTTTTATTATAGCTTGTTTTTCATCTTCAAATTGTTTCGTAATTTCAGTAGAATCAACTCCTGCTTTTCGTGCCATTTCTAGCTTTAAATCATAAGAGTTTTGTAATTCTTCTAATTCTCTTTCTATTCCTGAAAGTCCTGCAACTCTTAATTCGTTTTGAGTTTCTAGTAATTCTTTTTCTAATGCTACCTGATTAGTCTTTTGCTCAGATAATTGTCCTGTTATAGTTTCTTCAAGCTCTAACATTCCTACTTTAGCTTCTTGTAGTGCTATATAGTTTTCTTCACTTGCATTTAAACTGTATTGAGCTTGTGCTGCATTGATCTGTAATTGTATTTGTGCTTTCTGTGCTTTTTGTTGCTCTGCTAATATTTCATCTAACTTCTGATTGGCTTCTATTCTTTCTTCAAAAGTTTTAGTTTCATCATCTCTTATTTGTCTTTGTATCTCTGCGTCTTTTAAATACTGAGCATTTAATTTAGCAAATTCTACTGCTGCTCTTTCTGCTGCTTTAGTCGTTGCAACTATTGCTTGAGCTTGTTTTATTGTTTTTTTAGTATAGTCTGTTATAGTTTTTGCTACTTCTTCATAACTATCATCTACACCTGTAAATACATCAACAGTTTGCTTTCCTGCTTCTTTTATAGTATCAAATGCTGCACTAAATTCTCCTTTAATTAATTGTCCTAATGATTTAGCTACTAATCCAAATACCTCTAATGCTTGATTAAATCTATCTACAAGACCTTCTTTAATAGCATTTCCTAGTTCTATAATTTTTTCTCTAGGGTTTTCAAATAATTCTTTAAAGAACCCTGTTATTACTCCTACGTTATCAGATATATAACTAAATAAATCATTAAATACTATCTCTAATGCAACCATAGTTGTATTAAAAGCATCTACAACTTTTTGATTTTTACCAAAAACTTCTTGTAAAACTTCAAAAGCTTTATTTAATAAAGCAACAACTCCTACTGCTTTAAATAATGTACCAAAACTTGTACTTAATTTTTTTACTCCACCTGTTACACCTTTTGCAGCTTGTCCTAATTTACTTACATCTTTAGTAACAGATTTAGTGTTACTTTTGATTTCCATTTCTAATACTTCCTTATCTGCCATATCTTTATTTTTAAAGTGCTACTCCTGTTTTAATTTGTGTAAATGTTATATTACTTGCCCATTCTATTGTTGTATCTGTTGCTCCTCTTACTTCTATTATAAAATCAGTACCATTAAATGTAGCTGTTGGTCTCCAATTAGTATGATTACCTGATCCCTTAATAGTATCTCTTTCTCTTTCTATGCTTAACGTACCTGACTTATTAATTACTACTCCTCTTTCTACCCAACTTAAAAAGTCTCCAGCATTACCTGTTCCTGTGCCACCTACTCTTACTGCTAAAACATCTGCGTGAAAATACATAGCAGTATTCTCAGGAATAGTAAAATAGTTATCTGTAATATTATTTAAGTATGAATCTACTGTACCTCCTGCTGTTGTCTGTACTCCATACATTAATTGAATACTTTGTCTCTCAGCTAAATTGTCTGTTGGAGCATTACCTCCTAAGACTATTGAGTTAGTCGCTGTAACCTCTCCTTTAGTGCCATAGACGCTAGAATTATTAACACCATTAGCTATTTCATTATTACTTCCTATTATAATATTGTTTCTTGACAAACCTTTTACAGTATTGCTTTCTCCCATTATGTAGGTATTGTTAGTACCTGTTTCTGTTACGTTTCTTGATCCTTGTACATTGTTATTTACGTTAGCAATGTTTCTTTCTATATTGCTATTGTACATAAATGCTTTACAAGTACCTGTTGATTCATCATAAGTATATCCGTAAGCTTCACATTGCTGTTGGTTAGGAGTTATGTTATTAGTACCATCAGTAAACGTAACTATACCTAGTCCATTTATAGAATTAGGTTTTACAGGATAATCAGAAAGAAAAGGAATTAGTGTTCTTGCCATTATGGTATAAGTATAAATTCAACTGTTGCTAAGTCGTTTGGTTTGTAGTTTATTTTATTAACTCTAAATTTTCTATTTTTAATAAATACAGTATCATAAAATTTGAAAGTGTTTATATCTCCAGCTTTTAGATTTACCTTTAAAGTCATAGTTCTTGTATCAGGATTATATAACTCGTTAAAATAAGGTAGCCAATAAGTATTAAATAGATTATTAGGTGTACTATTTCCAATAGGTTGTATAAGCTGACATTCTCCAAAATGAAAATCTCTAGTGTCTGTTACTAAAGGAGGTGTATTTGTTATAGTTGGTATATCTGTTAAATGACTAAATTGTAAAAAGTCATCTGCATTTTCTGAGCTGAAACCATTTTGTGGTGGTATGTAGTAAGTACAACTATTTAAAGTTTTTACTCCACTATTAAACATTATTCTAGGACTGTTATCAAAACCTTCAGAAGTACCATCATCTGCATTATAAGAATATATTGATGGAATTATAAAATCAGGAAATTGAGACATTAATGGTTTTGGTACTGTTGCTGCAAAAGGTTCTGCTACTATTTCTTCTGTTCCACTTAGTATTGTATAATCTGAAGCATCATATTTTTTACTTCCATACAAAAATCCTGATATAGAATTTTTATATACATTAAACACATAGTCGTCATCATCTTCAACAAATTTAAAAATAGTATTTTTATTTAAGTCTGTTAGAGGTAATAACTTTATTTCTGAAACATCTATTTTATCTGTCCAATCTAATTCTGTTGTATCATCATTTTCTAAGAATATATCTTGGTATGGTTCTATTAGTATGTTGTTAGGATTAGATTTGTCAGGTATAGAAACTAAATTAAACATAGTCATAATACCTTTTAAGAACTCCCATTGTCCTAACTCTCCTCTTAATGTGTTTAATGTTGCTGAATTTACGGCAGTATTAGATACTAAAAATTTTGCTTTTGATATACCAATTTCGTCTTGTCTAACATTAGTAGTAGCTCTAAATTGAGCTGACAAAGTATCCCCTGTATTTAAAGCAACTTGTAAATTTCCTGTATAAAAAGCAAATGAAATAATTTGCAAATTAGGAGTGTAGTTTATTTGTGTTACTACACCTGCTGCAGTAGTGTGTACCCATCTAACACCAGCAAATTCAACTGAAGGTTGGATTGGATTAGTATTTCTAAATCTAAATGAATAATCAATATTATAAAATTCATTGTCAGATGTTGCTGTTATAATATAAGTTGAAGTGTCATAATTAGGAGGTACATTAGAACCTGATTGACCACCTGTAACTCCATCAGGTATTAATCTTAATTCTTTATAAGTATTAGCACCAAGACCTATATTTGAAGTTGCTCCTGTTCCAAATTGCCAAGTAGCTTCATATTCATTTTCTGAGATAGGAGATTCGTCTGCTCCCCAATTAAAGTCCATATACAACTTTTTAAAATCAGCAGTATCAAAGAAATCACTTGTAAAACTAAATGGAGTTGCATCAAATATTCTATCTATTAAATACTTAATATTTAAAAAAGGTCTGAATACTTGTTCTAGTGAAGTTAATTCAGGATTGTTAAGAGTTGCGTTACTTCCTGTTGCTCCATTTGCTACTAACATTTGATGTGTCCAATCTACAAAAGGATATTTAACTGTATCACTTGTTCTATATACTGTTGTAGCTGGATTATCATAAGTAACCCCTGTTGTCCAACTACCTTTAATATTCGGCTTGTTATATGGATGTGTAAGCTCTGTAAAATCTATTTGGCTAAATGTTCTATTCTCTAATATATCAGCTAATGCAATAGTTTCAGAATATAGATTTACATTATAGCTTATTTCTCCTAATTTATCTTGTATGTCTATAAGTCTCAAATATCCTTGAAATAAAGTAAACCCATCTTGCTTTAATTCACATTGCGTCTTAACATAAGGATTAAATACAAAGCTATTAGTGTTTCTTGTTACTTCAAATATGTTATCAAAAATTTGATTATTTCTTTTAGTTGCTGGTAAGTTAAATGCTTTAGAATATGACTGTACTTGTTCAGCTACATTTTTAAATTCATCAACACTTAAAGTCAATGGTATATCTTCATCTTCATAAAGGTCTACTATTAGTTGTCCATTTCCTAAATCTTGAATAGCTCCACTAGGAGATTGTATTGCTTGTTGTATAGATATTGATTCTACAAAATTAATTGTATCAGAATATATAACAATAGTATCAGTTGTTGAGTTAGCAGTAAATTGTAAATTGTTAGTTCCTAATGTTGTTATAGGTGTTGAGCTTTGTAATACAGTTCCTGTATATACTTTTAAAAATAAATTACTTATAGCTGTTACTGTATTAATAGTTACATCATAAGTAACTCCTACAACTAAATTAGAAAGTTTTTGCATTATTCCTTTATACTGAAGTATAGATAATGTTCCTGATGTTTCAAAAGGTGCAATTGCATCAACACTAAATCTATACCAAGTATTGATAGCCATTGTAGGATCAAGTAAATTTATTGCTGATTGATATGTTGGTTGTGCTAAAGATAAAGAAGATGATGATGTATTAATAGTATTAAAGTTAATTCCATCTACAACAAATTGAGTGAAGTTAGCACTTATTGGATTAGTACCATCATAAAATTGAGGATATATTATAAGTTGTATGCTCATTATACTGATTGTGTTCTTAGTGTTTTACTCTTTTCTACTTCAAAAGTGTATTGCATTAGTTTGTCATTAGCTATTGTCTTTCTTGTAAAGCTAGATGTTGTAAGTCTTACAGGTGTTACATATTGATTTAAAGCTGCGTTAGTAATCTCTACTCTATAACCTTCTAATAAATATACTTCAGGACTATTAATAAGCTCCTCAAAGACTACTGTATCTGCTTCAGTAACAAATTCTGTATTCATTGTTATCTTTTCTGTGGCATTTACTCTAAAAGCTTTCTTACCACCTTTAAAACTGTCTATCCTGTATTTACTTTGATTCCAAGTTCCCTGTAATTGATTATATGTTGATCCTTTTGTTGTTGTGCTTCTTACAGACTTCTGAGTGAATGTGTAGTAATCCCATACACCCCATTGATTTAACCAACAAAGCCTTACGCTTTCATATCCTTTTGAATTAGGACAATTTAAGTTTATAGTGTAATCTTGTGTCTTAGCTGTTAATCCTGCTAGTGTAACTGTATAATACCCACCTTGTATTGTACCTGCTGTTATTAATCCTTTAAAAGTAGTTGACCAATTCTGTAAGTTACCAGGATAACACCCAATGTGAACTAATAGATTCTCTGCACTTGCTGACCAACTAGCATAAGCACCATTAGCTACTGTTTTATCTACTTGTTCAGAACCTAATAAAGTTCCGTCTGTTGCATAAAATTTGAATCTTACATTTGTTACTTCATTTGCTAAAAAGCTATCAGACAAAAATGATAAAGTACCATAGTCATTAATATTAGAATATAAAGTTGCTGGAGCATTAGTCAAGAACTTACCTTGTGTACTTTTAGGTCTGAATGGTTGCATATCAAAACCAAAGTTTGCTGATGTTGGACTTGACATTTCTAATTCATCTGAATACTTTAAGTAGCCATTAAATATTTGATATAAGTCTGAATTTTCTGATGTACCTGCTGCTCTTTCTACTACGTTAGTTGTAGTGTTTAAATACTCTACAAAGAATTGTAAAACCATATATCTAAATGAATTATTGCTTAAACTAAATGAGTCTATAAGATGTAATGGATGTCTATCATCTACTGTTGTAGTTGTTGTTTTATATTTACTTCCTAAAGCAGCCATATTATCAGGTTTAACATAGTTCTCTACTATATTTCTTAGATCAAATATACCTACACCTGCATTGTTAGGAGTTGCTTTAAATACACCTATAAGGTCATTAGCAGTTGATACTATAGGTGGTGTTGTATTACTTATGTGTACCTCTACACCAAATTTAACTTTAGTTTCATTTGCTACTGCTGTATTATTAGATACTACAAATATAATATCTTGTCCTGCTGGTAGTGTATTGAATTTTGGATGTTGTTCTATTACTGATTGAGCCATTATTTTACTGTTGTTAGTCCTTCTATTATATCTTCTTTTAAATTACCTAATAAATCTTTACCAAATTGCTTTAAACCTAATCCTAAAGGTTTTTGAAAGAAACTTATACCTTGTATTCCGTCTCTCTTTATTGCTCTACCCATTATAAAAGCTAAAGACATATTACTAATAAATCTTCCTGTCTTTTTATCTCTACCTTTAATCCCTTTCTTCTTTATCCATTTAGCTAATATTCCTGGAGGTGGTTGTTTATTAGTGTACTTATAAGGACTAGATGTTGTCTGCCCTGTATAATCTTTAAAAGTTCTTTTTTGTTTATTACCTGATACACCTTTATCTACAAATGTACCATAGCTATCCATATAGAATTGTACTGAAAAACCATCAGCATCAGCAACTACTTTAAATCTTATAGATTTTTCTAAGTTTGTACCTCCTCCTTTTGCTTTTTGGAGATTACCCTTAGCTCTATTGACTACTTGCTTACCAAAGCTATTTAAATACTTTTCTATATTGTCAGTCTTCATTACTCTAAACCTACGAATACTTCAACTCTAGCATCTGTTGTACTTACAGGTTTTACTGTTATTTTAGATAAATTCTCTAAAGTACCAAAACTAGGAGATAAATCTTCTTCTGCTAAAAGAACTGCTTCTGCTTGACTTAAAACGTGAGAATTGCCTGGAGTAATTAATACTTGATACAATGTAGCAGTACCTATAAATGCTACCTCTATATTCTCTGTTGTGCTTAAGTTAGTGATTCTCACATACTTTGTTCTGTCTACATCAATAGCACCTACTGAAGTGTAAGGACTTGCAGCAAAAGAACATACTGTTGTCTGTTGTGCTTGTGTACATAATACTATTCTTTCAAATACATCATTGATACCTGTCGTGGTTACTGAGTTTGTAGAACCTCTTAGTGAACCATTCAAGGTTACTGTTTCTGATATTGTTGTTACTAAATCTGCCATATTTTATATTTTAATTGTTATTGTTGGTGGTATTATTTTTATTATTACTTTGCCTATCTTTATCTTATTTAATCTCTTTAGTATCTCAATCATTAGTAACCAGCTCCTTGATTTAATACAGGTATATTACAAGTACTAAAGTCATTCATTACTTTAACTCCTATCTGAAACACCCAGCCACAACAAAGATTATCAAACCTTTCTTGAAATGGTTCTATTGTGAATTGATCTTGTGTAAAGTATATAGGTGCATTAATATCATTAACTCCTTCAAGTGATTGCCTTGTACTATGTCTTAACATACCTATAAAGTCAGTAGCTATTTCTAAAGTCTGATTCCATACCTCTTGCTCATTGTTCTTAGTGTTTACTAATTTAGTAAGCTGTGTTTGTTGTTTAGTCTTCCAATCATTCTTTTCGCTTACCATATCCATAATAAAGATTTGAAAGTTATATACTAATTCACTATCTCCTGTTGCTACGTTTAAAGGATTGATGTGTAATAAAGGAAACTTTTCTAGCTTCTCTAAGTTGATGTCATATATGTCTCCAACTGATACAGTAGATATTTGTTGATGATACTCTCCTAATCTACATAGAGTGTTTATTACGTTATTGTATGTCTTATTACTTACCATTTCTTTTTACTTTATTTTGCGACTCTAAGTCTGTTTCATAACTTAACCAAGTAAACGCTTCTAATAGGTTAAGCTTTGTTATTTGTTCTAATTTTGAAATATCTGCATTACACAATCTATAAAATATTCCAAAGTATCCCCACTTATCAGCAAAGGATTCTGTTGCTATTGCGTCTTCGTTTCCTTCAGCCGTTCCGTCAAAAATGATTGCAAAGTCTCCAATGATTCGTTGGCGAAAGTGTAAAAAAAAACCAATGCACTTTGCACTTGTTCAGCTGACATCTGCTTCATCTGTTCGGCTCGTATTCTAATATCTCCATCATACGCTTTAATTGTATAGACATCATTCTTTTCTTCTACTATTGGTCTATACAGTATAGCCATTATTTCAGGTAATTGTTTCTCTATATCTATTTTAATCATAGTCTCTAAGTCAGCCCATTCTCCTAACGTGATTGAGTCTAGATTAGGATGAAACCCATATCTATTACCATCTATTTCAATTATCCTTTTTAAAGAACTATCTTGCTTCTGTTGTAGCTCAGAAATTTTACGCATTATAATAGCTATATCATTTAATTCTAATTCCTTTATCAGCTTCTTAGGAATGTTAGATAATGCTTTTATAGTTTCTAAAGCTTCTTCACTTTTACTAAGTTTATGAAAATCAACAAGTTTTATCCACTTTTCTAATGTTACGTCTTCCCACTTGTTAATTAACTTGAACTCTTTTACTTTGCCCTTCTTCTTAATGTTTATCTTCATATACTATATAATAGAAATTGTTGATATTTAGTTTAAAATGTTATCTTTGCTCAGTTTTAGTTAATAATTAGGGGAGGCATTGTGCTTCCCTTTTTTTATTGAACATAATACTTTCCTGCGTTTGGATTGTCTAAATGATAGATTACGTTATACCTTATTCCGTCTATTGCGTGGTTGTATGAATCGTGATATAATTTAGAACCCTTATCACTATATATATAATTATTTAGCTCTTTAGCTATGTTAGTTGATTCAGGAGTTATTACTAAGTGATAGTCTTGCATACGTGTTATACCACTTTCAATAGTTCCTTTCTTAACAGGTTTAATGTTTACTCCTAAATGCTTTAAGTCTGCTATTAGTCTTGGCTCTGCTGAGTCTGCTATGATAAGCTTCTGACCTACCTTGTCTAGTATTATCTGTGCTAGTTCATTTGACTTTAAACCATTCTTGTATATATGCTCTTTAAGATATATCCTTTGTTTCTTTTTGTCTATTGCTACTTCAGTCAATGAATCAGGATCAACTGAGAAACCAAAGTCCATACCACAAGAAGTCTGTAAGTTATCAGGATTAAACTCTCCAATACTCCAATTATCAAATACTACACCATCTGCTCTGTCTAACCACCCTCCGAGAATTTTGTGTTGATACTTTTTAAAGTTATTGTGCTTTATAGTCTTAATACGCTCTAGAAAGCTCTCTGAGAGGTTTTCTCTGTTATCCTCGTATGTACTATGGATATAGCATACATTGTCTTTAAAACCATTAAAACCAGCTTCAACTCCTTTGTCTTCAAAAAACCTTTTATAAATCCAATGCTCTTTTGTTACAGGATTAAGTATAAGTATGATTCTATTCTGTATATTCTTTTCTCTAATACTTAAGTCTATTGTATCAAATATATCTTCATCAACCAATTCTTCTGCTTCGTCTAATACGAAACAAGATACACCTTGAATAGATTTTAATGAAGCAGTCTGATTACCTGCTGATGTCTTGATACCTCTAAATAGTATGTCTGATTTATTCTTTAGATTGACTACCTCTGCTTTATTTACACTAAAGGTATTCTCATATCCTAATAGTATTATCTTTTCTAAGAACTCAGGAATGATTGACAAGTGAGCTGATACCATTGTAAAACGTGTAAACAATACTCTTATGCCTTCTGTCATTGTTAGTAGTGTAAGAAAGACTGTAACGGCAAATGACTTACCTGATCCTCTACCACCTGTGATAATGTAGTATCTAGCTTTAGATTTAAAAAGTTCTTGATATTTCTTATTCAGATTCAACTCCTGTAAGTTTAATAACAGGTTCAGTCTCTACAAAGTTAATGATAGGCATATTTAGACTTTCTTCATTAGTTGTTACATCAACTCTTTGTTGTGGTTTACCATAGAAGTATTCAAAGAATAACTTTACTGCCCATTGTTCTTTTTTTTCTAATCCTTTTTGTAATGAGTCTAGTGCTAGACTATTCATAGGTGTTAGATTCTCTATAAGCTTTTGTTCATCTGCTTTTGCTTTTCTACCTGCTCCTGTTCTTTTTCCTCCGTGTGTACTCATTTTGAAATAATTTGATTAATCAAGTTGTTATTATATAATAGAAATTACTCATATTCATTTGGTAGCATTAGTCTTACACCTAGTTCATACAATGCCCATATCCTTATTTGATCTGCATATACTTCAAAGTCTTTAGTGTTCATTTTAGCTGTACTGTTTACTACTTGTAATCCTATTTGTTTATTGTTTATCTCTATACTTTGCCATTCACTAGCAAACTTTACTTTAAGTGTATCGTGCATTTCATCAGGAAAGTAACCTAGCTCTGATGCTAATGGTTGTACTATACAAGCCCAATAGTAATTGTTCTGCATTTTGCTTCTATTGTTTTTTTGTTTCTTAACGTCTACAATATAGTCATTCCCTAATTCTTTTAGATAGTTAAATAACTTTTGCTTGTCTTGACTATTGTTAATTACGTACTTCATTAATCAAATGATTCATTGATACCTCTTTCTCCTACTAGCTTTTCTTTAGCACCTGCCCATAGTTTATCTCTCCTCTTAGTTAGTGATGGCTCTGTACGTCTAATTGTAGGCATACCTTCTTCAGGTTCACTATCCATCCATAGACCACATTTACATCTAGCTTCTATTGTTCTCCAGCCATTGTCTCTATATCTTATAGTCTGTTTACCTATTTCTTGTGTGTTACCACATTTGCAACTATATAATGTCATTGTAGTTTATCTAGTTCAAAGTGTAAGTGGTTTATAGCTTTTCTTATATCTTGTATGCCACCATCACTATGTTTGTTCTTAGCTCGTAATAGATAAGATACTGCTGTTGCCATATTGTAGCTTAGATCAAAGTCTTCTACTACTCTACGTGCTTCATATCCGAAAACCTTACCAACGTAATAGTCAGGTATTCCTAGTTCTTCTTTGCTCATTAACATCTTAGGATTTATCAGTTCTTTTTTCTTTGTCATCTACTTGTGTAGTGCATCTTATTTCTTTTTAAGTGTGCTAGGTAACTCATTGGCTGTATTTTTTATATAGTTTCTTTATGCCATCAAAGCAAGTTGATATACAAGAACCACAATTAGTATTAGTTTGATAGTTTGTATTGTAAATAGTATTGTAAGTTTCTATCATTTTCTTTTTAGCTTGTACGTTCTTTGCTCTGCCTGTCTTTAAGTCTTCCCACATATTTAATATAGCATCTATTATTTCTTGTGGTAAATCATCAGGTGCTTTCATAACTTCAACTGTCTGCTCCCAATACTTCTGTGGACAACTCTGATTAGCAATTCGTGCCTTGATTTTCATAAAGCACATACAAATTTTACAACTACCTGTTGGTTTGTAATAGTAAGCACATCCTTTACAGATTTCTATCCTATCTTCATAGACTTCATTCTCTACAAAAAACCTATTCATTTCTTTCTCCAATCAGGATGTCTAAAACCAAACATCATTACAAAACTATCATTCTTTACAGGATCATACATCTTCATTTAATTCATTTTTTAGTATTGTTCTTACTTTGTCTATTGTTGTAAATAAGCTATTCCTACTTATCTTAGTCTTTTTAGCTAGTGAGTCTAATGTATTTCCTTCATAGTAATATAACTTAAATAATTCTCTGTCATACCAATTGTCTAGCTTGTCTAACTCTTTATCTATTATCTCTAACTTATGTAATTGAGCATTGTCTACTTCTTCGTTAGGAATGTTTGATAGACTCTTATAATAATTATTATCATTTCCATAGTCAAGATGATTGCTAGAGACGCTAACATTGTTAGTATAGCTATCAATACGTGTATAATACTTTTCATACTTATAATAAAAATTACTTCTCTTACTTGTCAATGCCCTTCTTAATGCCACTGCTCCATATCTTGTTAATCCATCTACACCATCTTTATCGTATATTGACTTTAATGTTGTTGGATTCATTTGCATAAAATACAACATAAGTTCTTGTACTGCTTCGTTTATCTTGTTTTCATCTGTCGTTAATCTGTAAGACATAGTTCTAAACTTATCTGTAAGCTTAGCTATTTCAAGATATATCTTATTCATTTGTTGTTTCTAATAGACTTATTCTATCTACTGTTTCCTGAAGCAATTCCTCAAGGACTACCTTATACGCTCTGATAACTGATCTGTTACGTTTTGTTTCAAGTCCAGCAAAGAAGCCATTTGTTGCTACTGATAAGTTAATTGGTATAATCATAAGCCAATCATAAAAGTTATTTTCTGCAACTCCATTTCCATAACCATTGTGATATTCAAATATAACTTGCATTACATCTTTGTAATTATTGTACTTAGTTTTACTACTTACGTCTTTTGCAAACTCTTTACACATATTGATATAAACGTCTAGTGTTGCTTTGTGTTCTTGACTTGAGTAAATAGGTTCTATCATTTTCCAAATATATCATAATATTTTATTCAATACCCTTTTCTTCTTTTAAGTTTTTAACAGTTGATTTATAATAAGTTATCTTTTCTTCATAGTCAGCTCTAGTAAACTTAGTTATTTGTCTTGCTTTAAACTCTAACTCTTGTGCAGTACCTTCTCCATACTTTGAATCTAATGCTATTGAGAATTTGTACTGTTCTCCTTGTTTAAACATATTACAACCTACACATTGTGGCTGACAGTTTTGTTCATCAAATCTTGTAGCTAAATGACTTCTACTTTGAAAATGTCCGTTTTGCATACCTTGCTTGTAATTTTTAACACATCCACAAGTTATACAGATTACTGCTCCTTCTGATGTAGCATCTCTAAGTCTAATGTAAAGACTAAACCACTTGTCAAGTTCTTTCTTAAGTTTGCTTACTGTCTTTTTCATAATCCACAATATCCACTATCACATTCATTAAAATCATCAAATGATAATTCTATTTGAGGTTTCCATTTAATAATATCTTTATAAGTACAATCTTTTCTAAATGTATTTGGTGCATTTTCTTGTTCTATTTTTGCAAACCATTCCATTTTGTTTCTATGTTCTTGGCTCATCTTAGAAAGAAAAACAGGACTTCTATGAAAACATCCTACACAATTATTATAATATCCTTCTTCAAATTGTACTTCTTTATTTTTTTGCCAATAATTATAAATAGTATCATTATTTATATTATCAGGTATTAAAGGAAAAGTTGGTATTCTCCATTCTACCATTCCCCATTTATTTCTTGTACCTCTCTTACCAACTATTGCTTTCATTTCATCTATTCCATTTTCATTTAGCTTTTCCATAATTCTTTTAGCTCTTCTCATTTCTGTTGCTCTAAAACCTATTCTCATTTCTACAATTTCATTTATTTCTTTTTTCCACCATTCAAATATCGGTTTCATTTTCATTTCAGTAGTACAGTATCTAGTCATTAAATTAGGTAGATAATGGCTTCCATTCTTACCTTTATTCCAATTACCATTTATTATTTCATCAAATGTCTTAGGACTTAACCAAGTTATTTCTTTACCTATAAATTGTTCAAGATCTAGCATAACTTTTATTATATTGTCTTGTTCTAAAGTTCCGATAAACTCTGTTCCTATTTTATCTGATACTATTTGTCTTATTTTTTTATCAGGATAAAGACAAGACTTATCATTAGTTCTAACTAAAGCAAATACATTGTAATCAGCAGGATAGTTAGCTGCTATATAACTTGAGGTTTTACCTCCACTAAGACTATTAATTGTTTTCATATCCTAAGTTTTTCCTCCATTCTTCTTGTAGTTTACCCTTACGTATTTTATATGCTTCTCCTCTTAATCCTGGTTCTTCTTCCTGAAGTTTAGCTCTCATTCTTCTTATACTCTCAGCATTAGTTAATTCATTATCTGCATACTTATGTAAAAAGTTTAATGCAGTTATTTCTTCAGCATCTATGTTCTTACTGTTTAATTCTCTATACCAAAAAGAAGCTATGAGTTTATTGTCATTGTCTCTTAAGTGAGGTTTTTCTAAAAGGATCTTTCTTATGGTTTCTTTTGTTTTCATATTAAAATAATTCAGTTTGTTTTATATCTTCCTTTTTTATAATACCTAGCATTGTTTCAAAGATTGTTTTACCAGCTTCATAGTCTACTAGGTTTCTTCCTATCTTTCTTTTATCTTGTTTACCTTTGTATTTACTTAAATCTATTTTGTGATGTTTTTCTAGTTGTGGTATTTGATAGTCTCTTATTACAACATCTCTTTCTTCATAATGTGGTATAATGAAATTCGACCAAAATAAATGTCTACCTCTTTTCTGTGCTGGTATTAAAGTATCATAATAAGGTATAACATTTTCTACAACATACTTTCCTTTAAAAAAAGTCTTAAGAAATATAATCTCTTGATATAGTTTCATATCAGGATAAGCCATATCTCTATTGTTTTGCATTGACAACTGTATTCTACTATGTGTAGGACAAGGTGGACTGCTCCATATAAAGTCAAATTTTTTATAATTATTTAGTAAATATTCGTGAGCATCTCCTACAACTACTCTATCATTAGGAAACCTATCTTGGTAAAGTCTAGCTAATTCAATATCTAATTCAACTGCTGTTACTTCTATATCTTCCTTAACTTCATTCCACTTATATCTATTACCACCTAGACAAGCATATAAATTTAATATCTTCATCTTAAAGATTCTAATACCATTTCATAAAATTCTTCTTCATTGTTTTCTGTCCATTCTTCTATCTGCTGTTCAGTCATTTCATTACCATTTTCATCTTCTGCATAACTTATATAAGCATCACAAAAATCAGGATAATCCCAAGATTTTACATCTTCTATTTCGTAGTCTGTTAATTTCATTTTAATAATTTTATTGGTTCTTGATACCATAAGGTCTTTCCTTTTGGCTTTCCTAATGTATGCACTTCGTAGTAGGCATTGTCTATAAGTTGTTTTTGAGCATAGCACCATTTGTAAAAAGTTCTGATGTTTAAAAATGGTTCATCTTTACCGAACCTAACTCCTTGATGAAAAGCATCCTCTACTTGATTCCAAGTCATATTTCCAAATCTTTTCTCTTGTATTAAATCTTGTGCAAATATTTTACTAAGACTAGCTAATGTTTTAGGATCAGTCTTATGTCCTATTTCTACTGATGTTTTTGCTACTAAGTCTAAGACTTTATTAGTTAGCTCTTGTAAGTTTTCTTGTTTTAGTGGTTTCATAATTTTATATTTTTTATAGTATCATCTATTTCATCAATTTTTTTATGCACTTCTTGATCTATATATTCATCTATAAAAGCTCTTACTGTATCTAAAATATCCATAGGACATAAAATATAATCTTGCATTTCATTTAGTTCATCAATTAATAACGATTCAAATTCATCTATATTTAATTCTTTTTCTTTCATAATAATTTTTTAGCTTCTTCCCAAGCATTTATTTGTGCGTCTAATTTAGACATTGTTTTTGGTTTCTTTACTTCTCTACGTTCCCAAGTTCTTACTGCTGACTTCCAATCCTTCATTTTATTTTTACCTACCATCCAGCCTTTACTTTCATAAAAATCTATAAAAGCTTCTGCATCTATATTATTATTCCGTAATGTACAATAATCTTGAACTTCAAAAATTGTTGGCTTATTAAAGTATTTATTATGTATTGTTATTACTTTATTCTTATTAATAGTTGTGCATTTTGTTAAGGACAAGTTGTTAAGAAACTTCACAACTAGTTGTTCATTTATTTTAAAGTATTGTTTAGCTGGTACACCTCTACGTTTAGTTTCAACTATTTGATGCTTTTTAAGCGTTTTAAGGCACTTTCTCTGTTGAAATGGTGTAAGTGTAGTATCTTGTTCTATATTAGCTTCAGTATTAAAAAACCAGCCATCAGTCATTCCATTAGCTATAAAGTATTCTTCTTTACTTATTAGATCAGCAAGTAGGACTGACTCTTTCAAACCTATTTGCCTTGCTAATTCTTTGTTTAATACTAGAAATGCTGAACTGCTTAGTAGGTGTTTCATATAATCTTTATTGTATAGTGATAATTTTTCATTGCAAGTTTAACATTTTCTATTTGATTAGAAAAATCAAAATAAGAAGTGTATATAATACATTTAGCTTTTCCACTTATAATTTTTAATTTAACGTCAGATTGTCTTGACTCATAAACTTTGTTTTGTAACAAGTGATTCTTCATCTGTTTACCTGTTATAAATATATCTTTTTCTCCATCTATATCTTTATACTTTTTATAGACTTTTGTAAAAGTATTTCTATAAACAATACAATGTTTAAAATTTTTATGATGTGTATTTTCATAATGATATGTAGCAGTCCTGTCTCTTTTAAGAATTTTAGCTATTACATTTCTATCTATATTTTCTTCTTTTAATCCTATATATCCAGCTACTGATCTTGCAGCTTGTAAATTTCTAGTTCTATTATTAAAAGATAAAGAGCCATTAGGCAACCCCATTACTTTTGTAGTGAGGTCGCATATAGCTTTAAAGTTTAATTCTTCAGTCATCTTAAAAAGGTAAATCTTCAGAGTCTTGCTCTTGTTCTACTTGTTCATTTCCATTAGCCCATTTCCATCCTGTAATATTTGTGTAGTATTTACCATTATATTCTCTGCTTTCTACGTTTACAGATACTTCTACACTATCTCCTTCATTAAATCTTTTAACCGATTCAATAGCTTTATCTCCAAATGCAGTAATACATACCTCTTTTGAATACTCATCAGACTGAGTTATTATTACATCTAGCTTTTGCCATTCATTACCAGCTTTACTTGTTCCACTTTGTAGCTTTAACTTTTTCTTAATAGTTCCTTTTACTTCCATTTTTTTTATTTATTTAATTATTACTTTTTAAATTCTTCTGATTCATCTTCTCCAAATACTCCAAGCTCATAAAAACCTGTAAGCTTAAGTACGGCTCTTGACATTGCTCTTTTCTCTGCCATCTCCATAACATACCAAGAGTTACAATTACCATCTTTAAAACCACCTTTAAGAGCTGATCCGAATGTCTGTATAGTTGCCTCTCCTTTAAGTGCATTAGCTTTAACTACACAAAAGTCTCTTTCACAATTAATGACTTCATAGTCAATAGTTATACTTTCTAATGCTTGTATTTTATCAATACCACTTCTGGTAATAATGATGTAATGTTGATGTTTAAATACATCATCTTTAGTTAGGTTGTACTTAACGTATTTTTCTTTTAATATTTCTGTTTTCATTTCTTAATTATTTAATTTATTTTCATAACATTCTACACATATAGTCTCATAATCTGATTGATCTAGTTCTTCATCACATTGTTCACAACAAGGATTAGTACCATTCCATTCAGTAGGATCTACACAATTTTCATTAGTTGATTTTGTATATTCTTCGTAATTCATTATGATACTACTAAATTAGTTATCCATACAATTAAAGTTACTGCAGCAATACCAACAATAATATCTGCTAGTAGACTATATTTTTTTTGTTCTTCGTGCTTTATTGAGCTAATTGCATAATCACTCATTAAATTCTTTGTAAAGAATCTTTTTATTTCTTCTGAGTTAAAAATATGTTCTTGTCTTGTTGTACGATTGATTACTCTAAATTTTGTCATCTTAAATAGTTTTGATTAATAATGATACAAAAGTACAATAAATAAACGAAACTCACAAGTTTATTAATATACTTATTAACAATTTAAGTGTTAAGAAAGGTAATGACTAGATATAAGCAGTATAATTATTATAAGTAAATAAAAACCAAATAATTGCCAAGTTATGTCTTTTTTCATTACAAAGGCATTAAAAGATTCAATGGAGTTTTACCATTATTTAATACAACTGCACAACCAACAGCTGGACGTTTACCATACTTTGCGTAAGCCATTGCGTAAGATTTGTGATTTATACCACAACCTACTTGAGTTCCAAATACTCTAAACTTTTTACCTACATAGTGTTCTGTGTAAGCTTGTGTATGTAAGTGTCCTTGTACAACATTAATCATATTAGCTCTACAAGAAGTTCTAGCAGTACCACCTTCTCCGTGCTGATAAAGAACATCATCTTGAATATAATGCTCTACAAAGTTCCAATCAGGAGTTTCTAATACTTCTTTATAAGACCTTATCCATTTACTTGGTATTGCTGAAGTCTGTGCCTTACGCATAATAATTCTGTCGTGATTACCTATAATAACAGTTGCTTTAGGAAAAGCATTTCTCCATCTTGCAATACGCTTAATAGCAAAATCTAATTCATCTGCACCACCCATTCCATCAGCTGAGGTTTCGTGATAGCTAGAAAAGTGGTTGTCTATTACGTCTCCTATGAATACTACTTCTGTACATTTATAAGTGTAGTATTGATCTATGCACCAATCAAGATAGCCATCTAAACAAAAAGGTTCGTGTAAGTCTCCTATAACTAATACGTTACGAGTTTCAGACTCTCTCATTTTCTGTAAAGCGACTATCTCGTGTGGCTTTAATCTATAACGATTATTTCTTTGACTTTCCAAAATCTGCGAATGATTGCCCACCTAACATAGCGATTAATGACCACCAAATTTTTGATACTGATTCTTCATCTACATTTAAAGCATTTGCAATTAAAGGAATAACAATAGATGCTAGACCTAACCATACCTTCTTAGATGTAAGAAGTTGTGTAATAATGTAATTTTTCATTTTATTTATTTTTAATTATTAATTTAATATTTTCTCCTCCCAAATTTATTATCTCTTTCATTAACAATGACATAGCTAACGAAGAGTTACTAACAAAGTCTTGTTGACGTTTCTGTCCTACTAGAATACAACCCCTTGAATCTTCTGCCTTATTGCCTTTGTGGAATAGTATATAGTCTCTATTAGGAACGTCTTGTACTAATAAGTGTAAATAGTCTCTTGTACCACTTTCTCTAGGGTATCTAAGTCTAACATTATATACACCAATAGGAATACTAGAGATACGTCTTTGATTGTCTTTATAAGGCAACTCAAGAGTATCACAGAACATCTCTCCATCAACGTACAACTTACCAATTATAGACTCTTTTGTAAAAGTATCTCTAATTAAGACTAGACTAACGCCCTTGTCCTCTGTAAGTGTTTTTGTCTTGCTTTGAGTGTCTACCCTTTCTTTTTCTTCTAATGCTCTTAGAAGTGCTTGAAATAACTTTACGAGCCATTTATTTATTATCTTCAAATTTAAAAAATTTATATAT